TGAGCCTTTTAATTCCACACGTTTTGTGTTGTGAATGTGTTTTGTAGGTTCACCATCACCGTGTGTATAGTGATGACAAACAAAGCAGTAGGTATGACCATCATCGTATACACTCTTGGCATCTGATGATCCACACTGCTCACACGGCTCATGAAATAGAAACTCAGAGGAGCCATTTGAGAGGGATGTCTTGGAATGATGTCCAAGGAATGTCATGCTTATCGCACCATTTAGCGTATGTAGTTTTTGATTTCTTGCTGATCTTATTGTAAGGAGCTTGGAAGACCATACGCAAGTCAAGTTCAGGGTTCAACTCCTTCACTGCTTTGATCTTGCGTCGATCATCCGCATCCCAGTATCCCTTACATTCCAGAATAACACCATTAGGTAAAATAAAATCAGGTGTATAGATATGCTGAATAACGTAGGGGACCTTTTGTGTTTCATACTCATACTTGACTCCAAGCTCGACAAGTAAATCAGCAACCTTCTCTTCGAGCCCAGAGCGGAATGCCATTAGAAGTCGTCCGAAATATCAGCGGGGATAACGTTAGGAGCATCGGCTTTGAAGCCTTCAGTCTTACCGAACAAAGCAGCTACATCTTCTGCTGCCATGTCGCCAGTGTCTACACCAGCTCCTGCACTGAGAGACACCAATTGAACACCAACCAGTTTAAGGCTTGTTCCGTAAGTGACTCCATCCTTGAGGATGTAAGGTTTCTGATAGAACGCCAGCTTAACTCGACTACCAGAATACATGGGTGTATTCTCGTCTGTGACTGGTGTACCTTCAGTGTCAACGACTGGGGGACGGTTCTCTTCATTCCAGCTGAACTTAACTTTGAATGCATCATCTGCAACTTCCTCCCAAGGCTCAGGCTTGAGGACAGAACGTTTCGGGTTCTTTAGTTTAGATTGTGCCCACTCAATGGATTCAGCACGATCTTCTTCAAGAGCATCAATCATCTCACCACTGATAATAGCAGAGAGGGAATAACCAAACTTACTTGGTTTCAGTACAGCTTGATAACCTTCAAGGACAACAGGCTGTTCGGTTTTGTGGATAGTACGTGGCATTAACAGAAAAAATAAGTGGATTCAATCACGGATTCCGGTTCAAGGTCTCCAATGATCGGTGGTTCAGTCTCCGCTTCTATTTGGTAAGCGAAGTCTCGCAAGTAATCATGCTCTGCGAAGAGGTGCATATATGTCTCTCGTACGATTGTACTGAGAGATGACATATCAGTAGCACGACACAATACAGAGTCATGAATGAGAGCGATCGGTGCGTCGAAACGTAACGCACTGAAGTGTAGAAGAGACGCATCTAAACTGTGGATTAGATTAGGAGCAGTTGCATTCTTGTGATGTTGCTTGTCAACCTTGTCGGAGTCATCGACTGCGACTGTTAACTGACAACGACCCAACAGTTGCAAATCAATACGAACTGTCTCTTTTTTCATGAGCTTTTGTGTTACAACAAAGCCTGATGGAGTAGTCCATGTAAGCTCTGTCTTACCACGATCGATTGCCTTAGCAACCTCAGACTCAATCCAAGACATGACAGCCATGGGACCAGGTACGACCTCATCCATAGCATTTCTAACAGCTACAACTGTCTTTGTCAAGTCATCCTTCTCAATCTCAACACCTTTCTCCTTCAATGCATCTCTGATGTAGCCACGGTTTGAGAATGGCTTTGCATTGTAAGGTACGGTCATTACTACTCTTTTGACTACCTTTCTATCCATATAATTACGGATAGAACTAGGACAGAAAGGAGTAGCAGCACTAGCAACGACAGCATAAGCATCCTGTGGTTTATCGGACGGTAACACGTTAACTAAATTAGCTGTGTTTTTATCTCTGGCGAGTCCTGCCAGGATCTGCAATCCTGAACAAGTGGCGTCTGTGGCTATCATGGCAGATGTGAAGTGACGATCACATTTTAACACGCAATGATAATACTCATCACACGCAGCCAGAAATTGCCATGGTTCATCAGCAGCTTCCCATTCGTGAATGTGTAAGATGGGATCAGAAGCGACACAAGAGATTAGATGTGTGTTGTTCTTCACCCACTCCAAACGTTCAGACATTGGAGCTTTATCCAGACCGTATGTAGTAGCGACCTGAAAGGCTAACCAGTCCTCAGCTTCAGGTGTCATGTACGACCCCTCCGCAAACATCAACAAACTTTTTCCAAAGTCAGTGTCTTGTGGTGTGAGGAATGCAGGAATAGGATACGCTCTACCTCTGTAGTCAAACGACCACGGAATATAGAACTTATCTCTTTCCTTAAACCTAGCAACTGCTTCCATCGTCATGCGTGTACGACACGATTTCCTGAACTCCTGTGCTTGTAGGTTATGTACCTCTGCACAGGCTCTCCTGTATGTATGACGAGACTCTTCATTCTCCTCAATATCTACAGGCTTGGGTGGTAGTTCATGATGGATAATAGGGAGGAACTTACCAATAGCTCGTTCCAATCTATCTAGCTCTTCCGCTACCCCTACAACAAAGGGGTTTAATCGGTAAGCAACCTTCTGGATCTTGTTCAGAAACTCCAGTGGTTTATCTCCCTGTATACATGAGGGATCGCCCCGCCGCACCATATCATGCCCACGCATCACCTCATTGAGGATGTATCCGCCTTGCCTGTTGTTCTCCCAGTCGTTGGGTTCAATAAGCATTGGCCATGCAAGTGGACTGAATAGTTCAGCATCTCTCATCACTGAGTCCTTGATTTCTAGAAACTCAG